CACCATCACCAATTCTAAAGTTACCTGCCTGGTCGGTAGAAGTATAGATGACTTCACCACCCTCTTCTTTAACAACCTCGTTTTCTTGGATGGTTACACCACCAACACCAGGTCTTGCGGTGAAGATATCATTACCTGCACCAACATATTCAAACGAGTGAGAAGATGTGATTTGTAAACTCTGGCGACTCAGATAAACTGTAGAACCAACGGATACATCATTATTTAACCCCTGAACAGCAGTGATAGTTGAAATTCCTGCTCTTGGGAAAGTTGCGGAAGCAACCTTATAATATAGAGGATCAGTCTTTGTTACTTCTGCTGTTGCAGTGACTCCTGAAGGAGGTGCTGCAATGCTTACATTTGGAGTTCTGGTTTCATATTGAGTACCAGTGTTAATCAGAGTAACCGCTGTAACTCCTCCATTCTCTACTGTAGGAATTGCCTGTGCAGTAATTCCATTTGGTCCTGTTGGAGCATCAATCGTGATAATCGCATCATTTGCTGTGTTATATCCAGAACCACCATTTGTGATGGTGATTGTATTTAGAGAGTAATACAGTTGATCGATATAATAAACTTGACCATCATAAGGTCTCTGAGTTCCAAGACCACTGACCTCTAATGTAATATCATTTGCATCTGCAGCAGTAACAACCTTACCTGTTTGTCTGTAGATAGACTTAGTTGTATTATCACTGATTCCGTTAGAGATAAGACCAATTCTTCCGAATGAAGAGTTGGAGTTAGTCAAGTCACACTGACCACCGCTTGCTGTTACGATTGCTTCGTCGCAGCAAATTGTGAAGATAGACACTAACTGAGCGTAGGATCCGTTTGTAATCGATACACCAATTCCTCTCTGGTTGTACTGCGTATAAGAGTCAACCGACATGGAACCCTGAACACCAATCTCATCTTCGTCTCCAGGTTCTGCAGCAAATCCATCAATCTTCAGACCAATGCTGTCGAAGATGAAGTTGGTGCAGTTTCTTACATATGGACCTTTGAAGATCTGTCCACACCCAGGACTGAAGTTAATATCTGCGTCTTCACCTTCTGCTGGGTTATATCCAGCACCATTAAATCCTTCAAATCTGGTAGTAATACCAGTTGGATTTACTGGGCTTTGAATTGCAGTGATTCCTCCACCAACAATTGAGGTGACGATACCAATAACAGTATCGATAGCACTCTGAACGTTCTTACAACCAGCAGGGCTTGTGTTGCTGTTGACTCTAGGATCATATTGAATAGATTCATCTTTAATTTGTCCACCAGCATAATCAGAGTTCTTAGTGAATGGTTGGAACTTCAGAATGTTACCTGTATTAGTATCATATGTATGAGAAATATCACTAGGTCCAAAGTTTGTCGTAAATGTTGTGGGTCCAACAATCGAATCAACATTGAAGATATTTCCAAAGGTTCCATCTGGGAATACAGTTGTTGTGATTCCAATAAAGGCATTTCCACCACCAACGTAAGTATGATCTAAAGTAGAAACACCAGCATTAACTGTAATAGAACTTGCGATAGAAAGTGTTGGGAAGTTGTTTAGATTTCCTGCTCCGACGTGAGTGGTTATAATTCCAACAAGACTATCAATAGAAGCACGAATATCTGCACAACCAGAAGGAGAGGAATTAATTCCTACAGCCGGATCTGCGGTAATTGTGTAATCTTTGTAATTGAGAAGATTGTTGATAGCAAGTTTTGCATATTCTCCGATGGATGTGAATCCTGTTACAGACTCAGATTCTTCTCCAATTAATCCACCACTGATAGGTGATCCAGTAGCATCAAAGTACTTTCTAGTTGTTTCTCTAATGTTCTTATTGCTATCTGTTCTTAAATCATCGATGATGGCGTCAACAACATATGCAATATCTCTTCTACACTTAAACTCACCGGCAGGGAAGTTACCATAGTTAATAGTAAGACCATTAACAACATTTAAGTTAGCATTACCAAATGCTTCTGTAGAAATACTTACAAGTGTATCGATAGATGCTTGAACATCACTACATGAGTAGGTTTCGCTATTGCCAATAGCAGGACTTCCATCACCAAAGTAACTAGAACCGCCAGAAACTGAAGTATCCTTTGTAGATAACTGGTTAGCAATTGCCTGCTTCATCAATGATTTTGCTTCATTAAAAGCAAGAACTGTTTCATCGGTAAGACCAGCAATAGAATCATCGCCTGCTCCGATCAGAGAACCTCCGTTATCGAAATACTTTTTAGTAACAGCAAGGGTGTAGTTATTACCACCAGTGAAGATGTCTGTAGAAACAGCATCTACCAGGTAATTCAGATTTCTTCTAAACTTAGTAGAATCAATCGATGGATATGTTCCTTGAGCATTTGTATATGCTACACCAACAATTTCACCTTTGTTTTGCTGAATCAGACGATATGCATCCTTATATCTGGATGTTGTTGTAATCTCATTGTCTCCGGGATAGAAGAAGTCGGGATGAACAATTGCAATGTTTGCAAGAGCCTTATCTGTGATTTCTAGTTTGTTACCAGCAATCAGGTTTGCAGAATCTTGATATCTGTCTCCACCAACTTTTTCTACTGGGAAGTCATATCCAACAGCACCTGATGGGAAGAACTGGGTTGAGAGACCACCACCAGAGTCGCACTCGAATACTAATTCTTCAAGGCGAACTGTTCCATCATTCTCAATATATGCTGGATCATTATCAGAAGAATCTGTTCCTACAGGATCACTGAATCCAATAGTTGTAAGTCCAGTTAGTCTATCGTAAACCGCAGAATTAATTCCTACACTTGGAGTGTATCTACGGAAAACTTTTGTTTGTTCTGTATTATAGTTTACAGAAAGTCCACCAGTTCGGTTTTTACCAATTCTTGCTACAAATGTTGTGGTAGAAGGAATATCATCGACAATAAGCTTGCGATCTTCATTACCTATGAATGGTGCGGGTACTACCGGCAATCCACCGTCAGTACCAGCTCTAAGATTTTCAAATGTTATTCCTTGACCGGACTTAAGTCCATGTGCAGTAGAAGTCTCGAAAGTGACGATTCCTGTTGTGCTATCATAAGTTTCGGAGAGAATATTAACTCCCTCAGTAGATATTGACTCAGGAACACAAGTGAATCCCAATCCAGTAACTTCAATACCATCATCTTTAGACAGATCATGATCAAATCTGGTTGTAACAGTTGCAAGACCAGTATTAGCATCCCAATCAATATCAACAATTGGAGTCGTATATCCAATAGAAACTCCACCCCATGTTGTGTTATTAATTACACAACGAACAATATCTTGGGCATAATCAACGGCACGAATTGTTTGAGTTACCTCGTCAATTGGAGAGTTATTAAGAGTAGCGGCAGCAAAGGAAGAAATACCAACCTGAGCTAAAGTCTCGTCAAAGTAAGTCTTACCAGCAGCAACGACTTTTGTGGATCCACCTCTTGTAATATCGTAGCAAACTGCCTTAAGAATATCTCTTACATCTCTAGAGCAACGGAACGTATCAAGGTTAATACCAGTGATAATTCCAACAACACCAGAAGAAGAACCAGCACCGATAGCATTTGTTGTGATTCCTGAAAGATAACTGATGCTATTACCAACACCAGTACACCATCCTGTTCCTACAATAATTCTATCGTTAGAATTATTATAAAGATATCTCTTATTTCTTCTCGTAGAATCAATTGCTTGAGTATAATCATCATAGTAAGTATTATATTTTTCTACCGTTCCACCAGTATCATAGGTGTGAGCAATTGAAGAAACGCCAACATTTGTTTTGAAAGTATTTACTCCAACATATTCTGTTACTGTGAAGTATTCTCCGTTTGTACCATCTGGGAAAATGGTGGTTGTAATTCCACTACCACCACCACAAGTAAATTCTATATCTGCTAATTCAACAATATCTCCTGTTGTTACACCATGACCAACAGATGTAATTGTTGCAATACCAGTTAAATTATCATAAACAAATCCAGTAATGTTTGTAGTACTACCGGCACCAACACTAGCCCATGGTCTCTGGTTAATTACATATGTTGCAATACCAGCAGCACGGTCAATAGCAGCAACGGTAGCATCAGCAATACTATAACCATTTGAATCGGTTCCTGCTACGTGGACAAGAGCTCCACCAGAGAAGTATGATAATGCCGCACCGACCGATTTTAAGTTACCGGTAGATTTTAAATCATATGCAATCGCTTTGAATACATCTTTAATATCATCTCTACAGTTTTGTGGGTCGTCTGCAGAACCACCAGCATCAGTAACAACAAATGCTGGATTCTTATAGTCAGTGCTTGTAATATAACCAACAGCTTCTTGTGCAATAAAGTCAAGGTTTGCTTCAAGAGCAGTTGCACCATCTTGTGCAAGGTGTGTTCCTGCATAACCACTATAACCACTGGTTAGGAATCCAACTGCTTCTCTTGCAATAAAGTCTGAGTTGACGCGAATGAGTCTTGCTGCGTCGAAATATCTATCGGATGCTACACTCTCAAGAGGTCTGAAAGCAACCGCAGCAGATCCAGAATCCATAGATCCTGTGAATCCAAGGTCAGTTAAGTGACATCCATCATTTACATGGAATAAATCTTTATCTGCGTTTGCAGGAGAAACAATACAGTTTCTTAGTTCAAGACCCTCTACCGATACATTCTTTTCAAGTAGAATTGGGTTTTGCTCAACATATACTCCAGGATAAACTTTAACAGTATCAAAGATTTCTGCAATATCTGCAGCAGCTTTGATTGTTAATTTTGCATCCTTTTCATTTAAACCAGTATTAGCATCATCGCCTTCTTTACATACGAAGATAGTTTTACCTAGAGATCCTCCAGCACCTACTCGGATAACGCGAGTTGCGATTCCAACCCCTGCCGTATCTTGCCTTAAGAATAGTTCTCCATCAAAAGCATTTACAGCTAACTCGCCAAGAGCAAGTTGTGCGGTAGTTGGAATTTTACCGGCTACTGTTGACCTTTTTAAACGAATCTGAGGATCTGCCATCTATCTCCATATTTGGTATATACCGTAAACCTAATAGAAATTAGGTGCTAACTTATTTAGTACCCTTAGTATTCTCCACCATCGATAGTGATATTTGCTAAAGTTCTAGTTGATCCTTCACATTCAATAATGTCCGAAGTTCCTGCACAATCCGAAATTGTTATAGATTTTGCAACTATTCTTGCATATTCATTAATTGATAATACTTGAGAAGTTTCAGAAACATCTGATGCAATTCCAATAGATCCATCAGAATCATCCCAGAAAACTGCTGCTTTTTTAGCACTAGTGGTATAATAATTTAAAAGTAAACCCAAATCTTTATTTTCATCTGATGATGGTGCTACCAAATCAGTATTTGTTGTTGTGCTGATACTTAGACCAATATCAACTAATTTATCTCTTAGATTCAGATTTTCTGATAGAATATTTGTTATATCACCTCTCACATAAAGATTTCCATTTGCAGTCAGATCAGATACAATACCAACCGCACCAGTTCCATTTACTAGTGTAATTGCTTCAATGGTATCTGCTGCATTAATTGAGTTGCTTCCAACTGTTAGATCACCAGCAACGGTCGTATTGGTTGATCCATTCATTGTAATATTAACAGCATTATCAGAAGCTCTGATATTATCGCCATTAACTCTCAGATCAGCCTCAATTTGAGTATAACCTGTACTTAGAGTTATATTAGTTACACCAGCACCAGATTGAATTGTATTTCCTTCAACTTTTAAAGTAGAAGCAACACTAACAAGTCCAGATCCTCCAAGAGTTATAGTTAAATCTCCCTCAGAATCTCTAATTTCATTACCACCAACCTGAATATCACCCGAAAAAATAGTATTGAGATTAGTATTCATTGTGATGTTTGTTACACCACCAGCAACTAGAATATCAGTACCATCAACTTGAATGTCTCCAGAGAACCTAGTCAATTCTGCACCAGTCATGATGATATTTTCTTGACCATCAGACGCTTGAATGGCGTTACCATCAACTCTAATATCACCTTCAAATCTTACAAGTGGGCTTCTAAATGAAGTAAATCCAGCTGTAGCACCAATAGTAATAGTGTCTGCAAGTCTAAAGGCATTAACTGTTGTTGAGTTGGAATTGCCTAAGTTGAATAACGCATTTCTAACATCAAAGGTGCTGCCCTCCATAGCAATATCGCCAGAAATTTCCGTTAAGGTATTTCCTGTAATTGTTATATTCTCAAGACCACCAACAGATTTAATTGCGGCAGTACCGACACCAAGTGCTCCTAAAAGAAGATCACCACGAACAGAGTGTCGATATGAGTTAATTGTTGATACACCAAGTGTAGATCCAATACTTAATGATCTTTGATCATTACTAAACATTTCTACTGTATTAACACCATCCTCAAAGAATTTAAGGTTAATTGATGATAATAGATTCGGATCCATTCCGATAACAATATTATCGGTATCAGCACCATTAACATATAGATTACCACCGATATCCAATGTATCATTGACCGGATTAAATCTTAAACCAACTTCTCCATTACTATCTTGACCACCATCAGCAAATACAGAATTTTCTAAAGTCCCACCACTAGTATCAGTAAGAAGAACGTTATAATAATTATCAGTAACAGCAGTACCAACATCGATTGCTTTCGCTCTTAAAGAAGTTGTTGCTGTTCCTAAAATATCTTCAATAGCAGTTGTCTGCCTTATAGTTACTGTGTCTATCGTAGATTGATTTTGAAGATCTACTCCATTAAAAAATATTGCAGTTCCTGGAACTCCACTATGATAAAATTGATCAGTAAAAGTTCCTATTCCAGAAACGGTAAGATTAGCAATAGTTGCCTCAGTATTAATAGCAACAGTATTTGTGAATATTTCGTCTACGAATAAACTAGACCAGTAATATGAAGTATCACCTAAATTATAAAGAGCGTTTTCAAATGGTATAATAGCAGAATCTATTTGGGTATTTAATCGAGTTACGTGTGTCGAAACACCAAGTATCTCTATACCATCACCAATATTGATTTGTGGAGTCGAAATTTGTGTTATTCCTTGAGCACCACCAGCATCAACAGTAAAATCTCTACAAGAAGCAAATGCTAAAGTTTGAATTTCTTTAGTTACATATAAAGTTTCTCCAATTATCGCACCACCATCTATTTGTAAGGCTGCAATACCATTCTGTCCGATGGTATCAAACCCAGATGGATGCGCTCCGTTAGATAAGTATATGTTAGAACTAAAGGTAGCAATATTTCCACTTGCTTGGCTAATAGCTCCAAGTTCTGTAGCTGCTTCACTAAAGTCAGCAAAACTCTTAACCTGTAAAGTAGTAGTATCCGAATCTAAGAAAATACTACCACTCGGATTTATGATAATAGAATCAGTTCTTAGATCTCCATTATCATGATAGATTGTTCCTGCTACTCCAACTCCACCAGCAATCGCTACAAGTCCTTCTGAAGAACTTGTTGGAATTGTAAGAGAAGTTGTAAAACCACCGGCATCAATTCTTACTGGACCTTGAATGTTTGTTTTTCCACCTTGAACATCTAAAGCTGCTGGAACATTTATAGTCTCACCATCAAGCACATATCCAGCAGATATATAAACCGGAAGACCCGAATTTACTATCCCACCAGTACTTCCAATTTCTATATTTGCATTATTAACAGCTATTTGTATTTGAGTTGTTCCAATACCAACGTCTCCTTGAACATTAGTATTGACAGTAATATGACCACCAAATTGGGCTTCTCTCAGAGGTACTTCAAGACCAAGAGTCTCTGAGTATGCATCTTCATAAATTCCTTGCTTTGCGGAAACAGTTCCACCAAAACTACCTATACCTTCTACTATTGCATCTCCCTCTACTTCAATACCACCACCTACTGGAGTTCCTTCGGCAGATTGAACTTTTGAAAAGAGAGTTCCATCTCTAGATGCAACTTGGAAAGCTCTTACTATATCTGTTGTTCCTATTCCAACTGCAGGTGATTCTTCTGTACCAGCGTAAAGAGATGCTCCAATGGCTACAACTTGAGCAAATTGGTAACTAGAACCAGCATCAATTTCTTGACTGTGATCCTCAATTCCTATAAAAGCGGCTAACTGAGACAGTTCTCTATTGTTCCTTGCCATGTTGGTAGAGTCTTCCTATGTGTGTATTTATCAGATAGATACTGTAAATAGAGTTCCATCAGTGTGTACACCGACTCTATATTGAGTTCCCGTAGAATCAGTCAAAATCAATCCTTTAGAAGTGTCTACGCCAACTCTTGCGTCACCGTTGATATCCAAATTTACTGTAGGTTGAGTGCTTCCAATACCTACAGAATATCCAGTTCCAACAATAATGTCCGATTGGACTTTTCCACCAACCGTAACATCTGTGCTAATTGCGACAGTTGGTGCATTTAAATTCAAAGTAGTTGGACTGGTTACTTTTGAAGTACCGGAAGAACTAATAAGATTTATCTTTTTTACACCAAAATCCTTATCTGCCATGGGTTTTTTAATTATTTATGATCTTTCAAATGATATGCCTTCAAATTCTACATTTTCTATTGAAAATTCATCATCATTAGCATATGGATTATAAAGAACGCGAGAATCTGCACCTCTTAAATTGTATGATCCAGTCCAATATGCAGTATCGGTGTCGTCACCATAAGGACTCCACCATCCATCACCACTGTTAGCATCAATAGTTTGTAGTAATAATGTACCATTATCTTTAATCCAATTTTTTACATCTCTAGATGTTGCTGTTGGTCTTACTTGTAAATATAACGCAACAATACCAGTGACGACGGGAGCAGCTGCAGATGTTCCATTAAAGTTTGCATCATAAAATCTAGAATCATCATATCTTTCATAGTCATCATATCCACCATCAGAGAAAACCCCACCTGCAGCTAAGGTTTCGTCTGCTGGAGACCAAATATCAATACCAGGACCATTATTTGAATATGTTGCTTGATATTCTGCACCACCGGTGGTTATACCATCTTCCATTGCACCCACACAAACTACTGGATGAAAATCTTTATCAGATTCAAATCCAATACCTTGTGGATTCATCCAGTCTCTATGATTACATGGACAAGCAGTTCCTGGAAACTCTGACCTGGGATCACCAACATTAAACCATTCATCTTCCATATAGTTCAAACGATCTACATCATCTGCACCAACTCCAAGTCTTTGATTATTATTACCTGCTGCAGCAACATAAATTACTCCACTTTGCATCAATTCATCTGCTGCAGTATTTGTTGATGAAGATCTTGATGATGTTGACCAAGATCTATACGCACCACTAATTTCATTATTAAGACCATCCTTCATCGCAGTAACTTGATCATTCACTAGCGCATTACCAGAAAATGTTCCAGTAGATTCTCTAAATTTATAATCAACCAAATCAGTAGATTCAAATCCCGCTTGATATCCCCAACTTCCATTCACAATAACTGAATTTTTTCTTCCCGTATTTGGATTAACGGGTCTATTGCGATACCATATTTTCATTGCATCATAATTAGTTTCTGGGCTCATTGAAACATTATCACCAATACCAGGCATGTTCCAAATATTTGCTTCAAAAGCATTACCAAAGTTTTTACCTGCTACTAATGATGCACATGCAGTTCCGTGTCCACTTGTTAAACTATTAGTACCATCTAAAGATGAACCCATAGATCTTGCTTCAGTATAGTCTGATGATACTGAAATAGTTCCTTCTGATTGAAACTGTGCAGATCTATTAGAACTATTTGTCCACCATGCCCTTGATTGTACTTCTGATCCTGTTACTCTACCGTCTGCTCTTGTAGTTGTATATCCATTAGAAATGAAGTAATCTGGATCAATATAATATGGTCCATCAAGAATAATGTCTCTGACTCTCGATTGACCATTTGCATCCATAAATTCTGGATGATATTGCAAAACTCCAGAATCATGAATAATAACATCTACATTTTTTCCAGTAAGGTTGTATGATACATCTCTTGTTGATACATCAACATTACCTGAATTATCGGCAAAAAATTCTCCACTTTTTCTAACCGTTGGTCTTCCTACACCATAATTAGATCTATTTTCTTCTTCAGAGGTTGGACCTGATGCTGGTATTCCCGAAGAACTTACATCACGATAAAATTTTACATTCTTCTTAAATCTTTTTGTAGCAAACTGTGGTTTTGGATATGAATCTGGATTATCAATGGGAGATAATTCAATCCACTTAACATGAGGATGAGCAGCAATCTCTGCTGCTTCCTCTTCTGTTAATTCGTAAGTTCCTCTGGTAGGACTATGATTTTTAGAATCAGAGCATGTAACTTGTCTATCCGGAATATTATCTTGATTAGAATCTACAATTAAAGCATCATGAATCTCAGACCAATACTCTGGACTCGTAACAGCTAAGGTGTATTTTTTCATCAGATCATTGTCTCCCTAGTAAACCTATATGTAACGATACCGTTGACTCCACTTTCTGGTGTCCACCAAAGTTCTACATTACCAGACTTAACTGTTGCACCAACAGAAACCAGAAGATCGCTACTATACATGATTGCATATTCTTGGGAATATGCTGTGGAATCATCATCCATAACAAGGATCTTTTGAGATTGAATTCCTGATGAGTGTTGGAAGAATAATGTGTATTCTGAAGTTACAAAGTCTGAAGACGTATATGAATTTGCAGTATATGCAACACCAGCAGAAGCTGAGAATGTTCCCACTCCAGTTTCAATACCATAAACATTGTTTATCTGGACAGACGTTATTGGATTGGTTGTACCAAATCCAACATGACTTGATGTGGTGTGGATACCAGAATTTGTTTGTTCATCGCTAAACTTACCACCACCATCATCAGCACTAATTCCAGTCAATGCAGAACCATCAATGGCGGGTAATGAACCAGTGAGTTGTCCAGCAGGAAGACTTGTTAGACCAGCACCAGAACCACTAAATGATGATGCAGTTATGATTCCTGAAGCGTTTACACTTGCGTTGATATCAAGATCTGATGCGAACGTAGTTACACCAGAAATATTTACATTATCTAATTCGGTATGACCATCAGCATCAAGTGTTCCAGTAATATTTAAATCTGAATCTATTTGAACACCACCAGTAAAGTCAACACCACCACTGAAAGTAGATACTCCCGATATTGAAGCATTAGCAAGTTCAGTAAGACCACTAACACTTACATTAGCAGTTGTACTAATTCCTGCAGCAGTTCCACTCCATGCATATGCACTTCTTACTGTAACAACACCTGCCGCAATTGGTTCTATAGTAAATCCTTCAACAAAACTAATTGTTGCTGCAGTACCTACTGATGCTCCATCATTTTGAATTTCTACACCAGTTCCCGTTGCTGTGATATTTGTAAGTCCAGATCCATCTCCACTGTATTGTGCTGCGGTGAGAACCCCCAGAATTCTTACATCATTGAAGGTACTTGTTCCCACAGTGTTAATTCCACTGTTAATTTCTACAGTTATTCCATCACTGCTGGTAAATACTGTCGCAGAATTTCCAGTGAAATCTATATCACTAGTAGCAGCACTTACAATATTATTTTTATCTCTAACAGTCAGGCTTCCAGATCCACCTCCACCTGTTCCATAAACAGTAACACCAGCACCAGAACCAACTGCAGTAATAGCAACTCCAATGAAGTTTATGGAATTAACTCCATTTGAATTTCCTACTATTACTCCCTCTTCTTGGATGGTAACACCAAGAATACCAGTATTTCCACCACCAACCGCTGCTGGGTTGTATGCTACTGCCTCAACAATATCTCCATCAAAACATTCTTCATTTATTGCAAAATTAACTCCGTTATTTGCAATATAGTCAGAAGTATCAGTTACACCATCACCTCTTAATTTAACACCATTGATGTATACATCAAGAAATCCAATATTATATGCGTATGTAAATGTCGTTTGATTATCTGTAGCAATAAATGTCTGTTGTTCTCTAACTGTTGTGGGGAATGAAGCCCACTCAACACCCGATCCAGTAGACTTTAAATATTGACCAGGTTGTCCAGTTGTAGAACCAATTGTTAAACTTTCTCCAGAAAATTGAAGTTCAGCAAACGTTGATATTCCTAGAGCTCGTAAATTTCTAGTTGCCGCAAAATCAGTACAACCAATAGATCCGATAACTCTGAGTTCTACATCGGGAAATATCGTACCTATACCAACTTTATTCTCATCCGAATCAACGTATAGAGTATTCTCGTCAACCTCTAAACCGTTCTTTACGACAAAATTCTTCTGAATAGCCAAGGTTCACTATCCCCTTTACTGATTTTAGTTTTAGTTATTTATATCAAGTAGTTGCGTGATATGCCTGCCATTCTGCGAATACGCTAAACTCATTATTTGTATCATGTACAATCTTGAATTCTACGATATCAAAGTGATTTGATGCCCCTGTCGTTGTACCAACTGGTTGAGCACCATTTCTCCAAAGATAATTCGTTGGTGTCTGACCATTGACTTTAACTGCAACATTTCCTTCATCCCAATCATTATCACCATCAGTAAATGTAATTAATGTTGCTCTTGTAGAGTATTGGAAAGATGTTGGGAGATTTGCAAGTTCAATTGTACCAATACCATTATCAGCTTCACCACCAATTACTGAAGGTGCTGTAGCAAAGTCCCAATAAAGAGTGTCTGTTGCTCCACTAGTCCATGCAACACCTGTAATACTATTAAAGTCTCCTCCATTTCTTAAATCAGTATCAGAATCTAATTCATCATAAACAAATCCAGTATATGTTGAAATACCTGCTCTCAAAGTAGCAGCGTTAATATTTCCGGTAACATCAATAGAGGCATTATTAATATCTAATAGATCTGTAAATGTTGTTACTCCACTAATAGAAACATTTGCTAAAGAAGTTCCTCCAGTTATAGTTGTAAATCCATCAACATTTACATTTGTTAATTCAGAAGTACCTTGAACATCTAATTGTCCTGTTATATCTAATTGTCCTGTTATATCTACACCTGTAAAAGTAGATGCTCCAGATACATTAACTGTCGCGCAATTTATGTTTCCAGAAACATCAATAGATGCATCATTGATATCTAAATTAGAAGCAAATGTTGTAACACCAGAAATGTTTACATTGTCTAGTTCAGTATGCCCATCAACATCCAAATCTGCTTGAGCAGTAATATTTCCAGAAAGTGTAGAAACACCAGATACATTGATAGTTGTACCGCTAATATTTCCAGTAACATTTAGAGATGCATTATTAAGATCTAAGAGATTGAAATGAGTTGTTACTCCAGCAATACTTACATTATCAAGATTGGTATGTCCATCTACATCTAAATCTGCTTGAGCAGTGATGTTACCTGATACTGTAAGTCCAGTTAATGTACCAAGAGAAGTTATATTAGACTGTGTTGCTGTATTAACTGTTCCTTCTAAATTACCAGTAAATGTAGTAGCCGTGATAGCACCAGAAACATTTACATTATCAAGATTTGTATGACCATCTACATCAATATCACTTGCAAATGTCGTTACACCAGAAATACTTACGTTATCTAAGTTTGTATGACCATCTACATCTAATTCTACAAAATCTCCATCTCCAACAAATGTTGTTGCGGTGATTACTCCAGCAACGGAGACATTATCTAAGTTCGTATGACCATCTACATCTAATTCTACAAAATCTCCATCTCCAACAAATGTTGTTGCTGTTACAACACCAGCAATGCTTACGTTATCAAGATTTGTATGACCGTCTACATCAATATCACCATTAAAAGTAGATACTCCAGAAACATTTAGATCATGAGTTAAGATACCTGTTTCTAGAACTGTTGTTAGACCAACAGTAGCAACACCAGAAACATTTACGTTGTTAAGATCAGTTTGACCAGATACATTAAGTCCAGTTAATGTACCAAGAGAAGTTATATTAGACTGTGTTGCTGTATTAACTGTTCCTTCTAAATTACCAGTAAATGTAGTAGCCGTGATAGCACCAGAAACATTTACATCATGAGTTAAGATGCCTGTTTCTAAAACTGTTGTTAGACCAACAGTAGCGACACCAGAAACATTAAGACCAGCAAGAGTACCTACGTTTTCTAATGAAGAATTAGTTACACCTGCTCCAAGAGAATCGGAAGATAATACATTTGTTGTATTAATCTTAAAGGTCTTATTGGAAGCAAGATCAATATTTTCGGATGAAGTCCAAGAATCTGTTGCATCTACCCAGTTAAATGTTTTATTTCCTTCTCCAGATTCTAGTGTGATACCACCACCATCAGAGGATGCATCGGTAAGAGATCCACTAGCAAGAATAATATTTTTATCGTCTACAGTTAAAGTAGTGGAATTTATGGTCGTTGTATCACCCTCTACTTGAAGATCACCCTGAATTACAACTGTTCCTGTATTTGTCCCAATACCAGCAGGATCAATTGTAAGTGTTGCTGGACCACTAATTGTATTTGAAGATATTCTAATAGCAGAAGATTCTGCCCCAGTCGTTAATGTAGAAGCAGTTAATATTCCAGACGCATTTAGGGTATTAATTTCTGTATGACCAAATATATCAATATCGGCATTGAGATCAATATTAGAACCAAATGTAGCAATTCCGCTTACGTTTAAACTTGTAAAATCATTCGGAGCATTAGCAATAGCAGACTCTATGGTCGCAGTTGTAGTTGTATCTAAACCAGCGATGTTTTTCAGTTCAAATGAAGAACTAACAATTTCTGTTACTCCAATTGAAACTGAGTCACCAGCAAGGGATCCAGACGCAGTAATAATACCCGAAATGACGATGCCTTTGTCAAAAACTGGGGCACCATTACCATCTCTATTTCTTATGATATCAACGTATAATGAGGACATTCTCGTCTCTTTTTAGTATGTCTTTATTTAGTAAGGGTAGGTTCAATTGGCCATCGAATATTCCACGGATATCCTTTTTGAGTTGATATTTCTCTCAGGTCCTCTCTATAATTTAACCATGCTTGTATAAATTCATCAGAATAACGATCATTCTCGCGAACATCGTACATCATAGTCCAATCACTTGCCTTTAATTTTTCATCCCGTAATCTTTTAATTTCAACTTTTTTCAATTCTGTAGATTTTTCAATTTCTTCTGCAGACATCGCTTTAGTTTCCCAAGTCTGCATATAAATTCCATCAGAATTTTTTACAGGAACTGTTTCTTCAACTTTAAAGTGTGTTCCTGGAACAGGAGGTCTCGTGTATTGATATAAACCATAACCAAAAGGTTCTACACAATCAACAGTTAGAGATCTAGGAAAAGATGTGTTATTGTGTAGTGTTCTAAAATTTTTTTCATCAATGGGATTTCCAACTGGAATACCATTTTCTAATTTTATTAACATTTAAAATCTCTACTATATCTCTTGAGTATTTAGTGAAGGGAACTGTCTAACATTCCCTGGCCATATTATACGGACAACGCCTGATCCTCCGGATCCTCCAGCAAGGTATAAGATTGGAGTTACTAATTTCACAAATCCGGATCTTCCACCACCACCGTATAAACCACCGTTTAAATCGCCGTTAGTACCATTACTTCCTCCTCCAGCAGCAGTTGCATTTCCTAGACCAGAATCAGACGATGCTCCAAGTCCACCAGATCCGCTTGAACCTTGTCCATAAGCTCCTGTTCCTCCACCCGAAGATGCTCTACCTGGTTGAGTTGAAGTAAATGTTTGTGCATAAGATCCACCTCCACCACCTCCAGCACCACCTGCTCCATCATCACCAGAACTTGCTGGAGAAGAAGTTCCACCTTGTCCGCCAGCTCCACCATCTCCACTATATCCACCAGCTCCACCTCCGCCATATCCCTGCGAGGCATTGGCTGGTCCACCATTTCCACCACCATCACCACCAGAATAAGTTCCACCATTACCATTGGCAAAACCACCGTTAGCAATTAATGTAACAGTATCTGTAGCAAAACTAGAAAGACCTCCATTTTCTCCCGATAAAGGGCTTGTAGAACTTCCTTGAGAATCTCCACCCTTTCCTACAACAACGGTATAAGATTCTCCTGGAGTAACTACTATATTATTAGCATAAACTAAAGCTCCTCCACCCCCACCAGGATTGTTGTTAAGAGAAAGTGCGGGGGCAGCGCCTCCCCCAATACATACAACACTTATGGTTCTCACCTTTGGTGGAGCAACCCAATTATATGTACCTGGAGTTGTGAATAATGCCTCATCATCAGTTGGAGATGCCGCTATGATTGCGGAAGACATCATCATAAATTGAGATAAAAAATTCATGAGGATACCGTTGGATTTACTATTATTGAACCTTCAACCAATTTCATAATTTTATTAGTAGATGAATTTTGAGAAATAATATCAAAATAATTTCTACCCTCTGTTAAATCGTCGGTAACACTATTGCCCATTGATATAACAACAGCGTTATTAGTCGTATCGATGTGAGTATCAAAACTATACGAGGTGCTCGCAGTTTCATGCTTTCTAATTTTGGCGGTTATGGTTTCTGTACCAGCCAAAGATGTTAAAGCAATAGAAACTTTTTTCTCGAAATCAGTTCCTTTGTATATTACTAATGATGTTACTGCAGGAACACTCATTTGATTTGCGTTTAGGTGTAGGATTATTTATTATCTTGTTGCTGTTTTAAAAGTTTTGCTAGATCTGCGGTAGATCCTACAAAAAGAGCATTGGTAACATTTGTTGGTCCTTTTGAAGACTCTTCTTCAACGTCTTTCAGTTTTTTCTGAAGATCTAACAATTTATCTGTTGCATCAGCAACATTTTTAATCAATTGACCAGCAACTTCATATGCCCTTGCTTGCTCTGTTTCTTGGGCTAATTCAAGGATACCATTAATTGCTTCCTGACCTTTTTCAATTAAAGAATAAAGATTTCCTCTTGTATAATCATAGTCTTTTTTTATATCATTAGAAGTTGCTTTTATTTCTTCAATTTTCTTTTTAGGAGTTACGGGTTCCACTTCAACTATATCCGCATCTACATTAAAGGTATCATCTAGTTCTTCAAACTTATTACTCATGACCAATCACCACCAAATCCAAAGTCATCACCAACTTCAATCTTGGCGTTATCAGCCTCGGTGATCAACTTAACCCCAGTACCACCAACGTGATCAATAACAGATGTTGAATAATATCCTCTTGTTACTCTGAGTTTATTACCATTTACATCAGAGACGTATAGTGTCTCTTCTCCGATCGATACTTTATCTCCTGCAGAAATTCCCGAGGAAGAAACAACTTCCAGGACTGTTTCTGTTTTAAGGAAGTCCTTAAGTAGTGTGGTGGTATTACTATCAGAGTAACTCTTAGTAGCGACTGGTTCTGCAGTATATCTAACATCAATCTGTCTAGATCCAACTCCACCTGCACCAAATCCAATAACAGATTTTCTGATGATGTCTGTAACTCCAGCTCCAGTGGAGACAGGTCCAAAGATATAGGTTTTTGCAGTAAATCTTAAACTATAAATTAAAGATCTTCTAGATTCAAAATTTCCCTCATATTGATCATCCATTGATATGGAATTTAAAATAACAGGAACATCTCGTTTTTCACCAATAGTATCAATGAGATTAACAGTCATTGTATACTGTGGTTGAAAATATGGTAAAATCTGCTCCACGATTTGAAGCATTTCATCATTTATTTTTGTGTATATACTTAACTCAAAATCTACATTATAAGGTACGGGCATGTAATTTTTTCTAATGTCTGAACCATCGTCTTTTGTTCCTGCTAAAAATGTTTGAGTAGTTGTTACTTTTCTTGCAGAATCATAAGAAATACCAGTCATCTCAAAAGATATTCTAGGTAATGTAATTTGAGTCGCTTTATTCAAATCTTCCGATTGCTCAAGCCTAGCAAGAAACTTTTGCATAGGTCCATATGCAAGAGGCACCTTTACTACCGAGGTAACATTATCTGAAGAATCTGTCTTTTTAATGTTAATGTCATTAAAAAGTGTTCCAAATGATATTACCGTTTTTCTTAATATCTCGTGGTAGAAGTACTCAAACATTAGATTAAATGATAATTATATACTATTTAACAAAAGTAACCCTTATGGACGACCAAATGGGTTTATTTCGCTGAAATCCAATATAGCATCCGCTTCGGTTTCAAAGTCATCATTAGATGCGAAAGGATCTGGTAGATTAAATTTATCAGCAATAGATCCAGGAGTTGCCATGTGTCTCGCACCCGATTCTTCTCCAATAAACTCATCGTAAGTATTGAAATCTCCCGTGAGTCGTGAAAGATTCAATTGTCTTGTAGTAGAATTCCAATACCTGACTATAGCAGTGGTTGAACTACTAGATCCAACAATTGTTTCTCCTATAATATAGTCTCCAGATCCACCAAGGTAAGGATCTGCTACTGTTATTGTGGGTGGATTTGTTGTTGCATATCCAGCACCACCATCAAGTATTTGAATTGCCGTGATAGTTCCCGCAGAACTTACGACAGCTTCTGCTATAGCAGTTGCACCAGATCCAACAGGGGCCGTAAAACTAATTGTAGGAAGACCAGAATATCCAGCACCACCATCAGTTACTGTTATGATTCCAACCACTCCATTAGCAGTTGATGCAGTTGCAACAAATCCAGATCCACCTCCACCAGAAGATCTTACAAGAGGATCTGAAGTATATCCATATCCAGAATTAGTTATCCTGACTCCTTGAACTCTTGATCTATCAAGATTTGCGTTACAATAATCAACAACTCCGGTTATCATCGTTGCTACACCAACAGCTGTTGATCCGCCGATAGCAGGTGCAGATGAAAATATAATATCTGGAGTAGAAGTATATCCAGTACCTCTATTTGTAATAGTTACATATCTTACACCACCATCAAAGACTGTTGCTTGTGCTGATGCTGTAGATCCAATACCGAGCATTGTGTAAACTCTTGTTCCAGCAAGATCGGCACCAATACCGAGTGCAGCGGATCCAGATCCAGATCCAAATGCTGCACCAAGAGAAGCATCTGATCCTAAGAGTGCATTATCAATTGCATCTACATCAGTATCAATAATTTCGTCTCCAATTCTAAACAATTCACATCTCAATTCATAAACATAGTTTTTCTTCAGTTGATAAAATGGTTTTTCGTGCTCTACAAACTTAATTTCAAACAAACGATTACCCAAAGGAAAGAAAATTAAATCTCCTTCTTTGGGTCTACTTGATAATTTAATATTACTCTTATTTTCTATTAAAGGTTTTATATATTCTTCATAACGTTCTCTAGAGATAATGAGAGTTAGGTCATCTTGAGATTCAATACCAAACTTACTCATTATCTCCCCAGATCCTTCATACCCTTCGCTAGTATCTACATAGGCTTCGATAGGATATGCATCTCTAAATTCAGAATCAACTACTTCTCTTATAATAGTTTTTTCATTTACATAAAGTCTTGGGATGTAATAGACATCTACTCCATACATCCGAAGTTGTTCGTTAACTAAATCTTGGATAAGATTTTGTTCTGCTTTTGTTCCTTGCTGAAAAAATGGATTGAGCATATCTTATCATCCTATCATATCTAGAGGAGGCATCTCATAATAAGTGGGCATTTGTTCCATGATAGTATCAATCTCTTTTTGAGCATCATCATATAATTGTCTACCATTTAGTTCTATGCCGCCAGGAAGTTTTACTCCCTGGAATTTTATGAGATTCATTCCCCATTGACGCTTTATAAGAGATGTTAGATATTTCTTCAAGAATGAATCATTGTATACTTTTGAATATGATGATGGATCCGCAATAGCGTAAGCATCCAGCACCAAATATTCATCAGCAACTGCCTCATTCCAATCCATGTCGATGTATAATCGACCTTTTCTCTGATTAAATCTAATCTTTTTCTGAGTAGTAAGTAGATGATCAATATCAGATAAAAATGTTTGAGTCATCTGATACGTCAATAACTCAGTAGATCCCAAATAATGAATATCGTTTAAAAATAACTGATATTTAAAGTTGAACATCCCACTAGAGATGTTATTAGATCCATTGAAATGAAGAATCCTCTCCACACCGATTACTCCATCGGGGAGGGGTAAGTATCTGGAATCTTCTTCATAATCATAATCAATACCACCGTCACTTACCGTGGTGGTGGTTATTCCTGTTGTTCCTTTTCCTCTATCAATATCAGTTTGAGTGAGTTTATACTTCAGGTAAGTTTTTTCTACCCCATCAAAATGACGCTCTTGAAAGAATTGAAGTGCATCATCCAGGAGATCATCTATTTGCTCATCTGCAACGTTAATTTCCAATACAGGAGCACCTAGTTGTCTCTTACAGTAATCTATTAGGGTTTGTCTGGATGATGGTTGAGCCATTAGATTATTTTAAGGGTTTCTTGCTGTTTTAAGTACAACTTAACGTAACTTTTAGTTACATCTCGGAGAACTTTAATATCATCTATACTATCTATATCTCTAGAAAGTTTTTCATATTCAAAGTTTTTAGATAGTTTCTTAAGTTTGATTTCATCAGGATTCATTTTGTAACTCCTTTACTTGTTGTTGTAATTCAAACACAGCGATTTTTAAAAATTCAATATCATGCGAAATTTGATTTCTTTCTTGTTCTTCCTTCCACTTTATTTCCCGCATAGTCAAGTATGCTTCGTAATCACCATCATTTGTGTTGATTACAGCTCCAGTGTTTTCATCTTTAAGAAGATCCTCATAATCTTTTACAAGGGCAACACCTTTTTCTTCTTCTTCTTCATCAGCAATTTCAATAAACTGATCAAATTCTTCATCCATAAAATTCTTCATCCATAATTAAGCAAGCGCGATTACTCTAAGATCTTTCAATCTAACAGGATACGTTGTATCTTCTGTAGATGCACATAATTTTATACCAAAAGCTCTAAAAGATGGGAGTTTATTGATACTAAATTTCAACTCTTGGAAGTCTAAGTCGTCCGATTGGAATCCTTTACTATCAGTTTTTGATAGTTTTTCATCTGGAGTTCCATTACATTTAGCGAAGTCTTCAACATTTCCTTGATTATCAATATTATCAAATCCCGGGAAAGGATAATAAATTAAGGCTTCCTTACCGTCATCATCAATAGCATAGAAGGCTCTCAAATCACTAGTAGTATTCACATACGCAGTAACATAAACCTGAAGAGATGTCGCGGCATTCTCTAAAGTTATAGGTCTAGTAGCATAAACAAAAGCATGGGGGTCATTTTCTAGGTCTGCAGTACGCTCATCATTAGCGTAATCAGTAATAGGTTTATTCATTCTATTACCGATTAAGATGACAGAACAACGGTCCAAATCTATCATTGGTGATAGTAGTGGAGTCGTTGTAGTTAAATTGACGGATATATTGAGAGATTTATTTCCTTCAATTCCATCAATTCCATCAAGAAGTTCTGTTTCATTAATACGAGAACAAATTATTCTGGGAGAAGATAAGAAATGCTCTTCCTCACTAGAAATTTTTTCAAAGTCTTCAGCAAGGTAAGCTTCTTGAGTACCACCAACACTTCTTCCAGTTATAGTTCTTAAATTAAGTTCTACATCAGTACCATTAACTTCTGTTGCAGAAATTTCTGGGTCGATAATCTCATATTGAATATTCTGAGTAGCGGTAATATCATCACCACCGCTAGACTTAGTTTCTCTGAAGTGCATATCTGGATATCCAAAAGGACTATCTGATCTATCTATTCCAGACTCTTGAGGATCAATTCTTATATGATAATAATCTAAATCGATTGGATTATTTACGGTTGCATCTTGCAATTCATGAACTTTATTGATTCTTCTGAGAGAAACTCCGTTAAGTTCATATTTAACAACGTCAACTCCCGCTTCATAAGAAGATCCTGGAGTATCATCAATTTCTCTTGTAATTCCTGTTAGATTAAGTCCATCAATTCCAGTGTATGCAATTATTTCTTCCTCAATTTGAATGTATCCTGGATTTGTTGAAGATACACCAACATTTTCAAAATTAGCAAAAATACTCAATCCAGTTTCATCATCGATAAGTATATCATCTAAAGGAATTGGAGCTGTAGAATCTTCATCAATGTCTGCTGTTGTATCTACATTGGGATGATCTGGATCAACATCATCAATTGAAACAACACTCTCTGGAGCATACATTCCATGATTTGGATGATTCACCTTGATATGCAAACCATCATGTATAACTGTAGTATCGCTAACTGTTAATCCTCCAGAAGAAGCATTTATTTGAGTAGTTATCCCACTAGAGTTTTCGTAAGTAAGAGTACTTCCAGCACCAGTTTTGAAATTTCCCTGAATATCATCAACGATAATTTCGTTTATATCTCCAAGCGCACCAACTGATAATCTTAGGTTTCTTCCCAGTCCTGATCCAACTGTATTGGCTGTTACCAGGTCTCCAACTTGATATCCAGATCCACCAGCAACAATAGTTGCACCAACAGCAACTCCACTTTGAACAGTTAAATTGCAAGTGGCGTTTCTTCCTTCTCCTGTAACTTTTGTTAATGCTACATCAAAATATGTTAAACCTCCAATGGACGGTGTGAGTCCAATACCTGCATTAAAGATTGATAGTGATGTGGCGGCACCAGCATTTGAAATATAATTTCCCGTAACGTTAGAATTTTCCTGCTTTACCGTAACACCAGTAGCAAATCCAACTTCATTTAATCCACCACTTAAAAGTAATCTCACTTGTCTAGATTCCATTTCAAATGCATCATTATCCAAAATAGAAACTTGATCGTTTCCTACGGATAACTCTGGATTATAGAAGTTTATATTTCCCGAATTTTCTAAGAAGTTAGCTCTATAAAGAGTAAACTTCATATCCTCTCTTTCTGATGGTGTCCATGTTGCACCATTCTGAGATCTAAAGAATACTCCAGAGTTTGGGTTTGCTGAAACAAATACTGTCTTAGAATCGTCTTGATTTGCTTTGGTAACGTCGGGTTCTCCCATCTTTGCAACCCATACCGAATAGTCTTTACTATTACAGGTAACGACAAGAGAATGAAATGTTTCTCCCTTTAAAAATACTGGTGATTTAAATTTAAAGTTAGTTGGAAGATTCGCATCAGCACTTGTGACTACATCACTTGGTTCTAATGTAATTTGAGAAAATGGATAAATGTCTGCTGACGATGGAACTCCATTTACTGTAGGTCTTAGTTCTACAGAAACCGGTAAACGAGAATCACCTTCATAAAAGTAAATATCAACAGAAGTTGCGAAAATCCCTTTGGGATTATCAACATAGAATGTTTGCGCTAACGGATCAATTAGTTTATCTGACATTTATCTGCTCAATGGCTTTGGTGAGTAATTTACCTTTATTTATTGCCCTTAAGGGTATCAAGTTCTGTTTTAAGTTCTTTAATAGCTTCTACCAAGACAGGTATCATCTGAATATAATCAACAGACAAATACCCATCTTCCTTATATACCATTTCAGGAAATTCTTTTTGAACTTCCTGGGCTATGAGTCCATACTCATAACCCTTTCTCCCATGATGTTTTTTCATGTCGTCCTTCCACTCATAGAGTGTTCCATTAAGTTTACATACTTTAGTCAAAAGGGAAGTCATAATATAGTTCAAATTGTAAACACTCTATTTAGTGCGTTTTGAATGATCATAATGTTTGTCTTCAACTGGAAGTCAGATCTTCTTCCTCTTCTTCCTCCTCTTGCTCCTCCTCGTCTTGCCTGTCTACCTGGTGGTCTTGGTGGACGTGGAGCGGGTCTAGGTCTAGGTCTAGGGCTAGGTCTCCGTGGATAACCTCCACCTAATGCCCTTCTCCTATTTGCTCTTGGTGCAGGTCTCGGTGCAGGTCTTGGACGTGATCTTCTCCGTGCAGGAGATGGGCGTGGTTGGAATCTTCTTATACTACCATTCTTAAGTGGTAGTTTACCAACTGGGAATCCTTTCTTTTCAAACTTCTTATTACCACGCTTGGTAACTTTTCTAGTTGCCTCCTTATGTTGTGTAGCGAGAAGTGTTGCACCATACTTCCAAAGTTGAGGTTTACCCTTGTTGTAATGTCCATAATCCTTATCACCTGGTTTAATAACGTCGAGGACTTTACTCTTGATTCCCTTACTATTGAGTTTCCTTGCCTTCTTGGAGGTATCAATAACCTTCATCACACCTTTACGATTTTGCTTAATCGCAATCGTAGTTGATTTCTTTTTGCCTCCAGTTGGTCTAGATGGTTTTCCTCTACCTGGGTAATTTTTGGGAGGTAATGGATAACCATATTCCTTGAAAGCTTTTTTAGCATCCTTCTTACCACCAAGTTTCTTAATCTTGTTGAAGTTAAGATACTTTGTCTTACCCTTGTCTTTACCCTTTTTAACAGTATAAGGAACATACCAGACAGGAAGTGCTCTTCCTTTCTTATCAAAGACGTATTTTACCTTAGTAGTTTTAACTTTAGGTTTGTTTCTTGGTCGGCGGCGTACGGCTTTGTCAGTTTCACCCTCTTCCTCCGGATCTTCGGGATCAGGTCTCGGTCTGCCAGGATCAACGTCAGTTGGCGGCTTTGGACGCCCACCACAACGTCTCTTACCTTTTCCTTTGCGTCTGCAACGGGGAGGTTTGGGCCGATCTTCTTCTTCTTCTTTGGGACCATCTTCTGGTGGTGGTTCTGGACGGGGTGGTCTCTTGTTGTGAGAAAGTAAACCCTCAGAAATATAAGTATGAGCGTCTTCAACTGTGATATGAACAACTTGTCCATTTTCAACAGTTTCAATCTCATTCAATGTTTGTCCAGAAACTTCATCACCAACTTCCATATCTTTGGCTTCTTTCCAAGAGTCACCAACACGGAACTTGTGGTAAATTGAACAAGTTATTTCACTTTCACTAAAGGTTAACTTGAGTTTTTCAACATCTTCTACAATAGAAGCATGAATAACTGGATAATCGCCATATTCAAAAGTATCTTCATGATATGTTTTGACCATATCACCGACCACCAGATCTCCTGCTCTCTTCTGAGAACCATCATGCATTAAAATTAATGCATTAGGATCTGGACATGGACGTGGTGGTTCTGGTCTTGGTGGTTGTGGATCTGGATCGCCCGGATCTGGTACAATTGGGTTCTTTCTACCTTTTCTACATCTTCTAAGAACTCTTGGTCTTCCGACCTGTGCATTAGGTCTTCTAGTACACCTACGTGGTCTTTTAACCTTCCATCTTCTAACCCACCATTTTCTTTTAATACCAGTACCTGCACATGTGAATTCATCCTCAGCCATTGTGCTGATTTCTTTTTGATCATCAGAGTTAGTTGGGGAGTCAACTAATCTAAAGGTCTTTCTGCCGGCACTAAATGCATAACCAAACTTTCTCTTTCTCACACCATCTGCTGCAGGAAGGAAGAATGAACCTGCAACAGTACCCTGAGCATCTGTAACGAGTCTCTTACGAACAACTCTACAGACTGCTTTACTTGTACGTCCTTTCAGACGCATTTTTCCATTAATAAATCCCCAATATCTACCTCTCTGTTTGAGAGACATAATAAAAGTATCAATATTCAAAATTGTAGAGTTGGATGCATAACTTGTAGGCATCGCTGTTCTTGTATATGGGTTCTGCTCATATACTTTTAGTGGATTTGTAAATGGACCCTCTTTGTGATTGATAGGACACACACGTCCAGAGAATCTCATTGCCCAACGCCATCCTCTAACAGCTCTAACTCTGATTCTTTTCTTTCTTACTTTGACTGCGATAATTCCTCTTCTGCGGAATCGTCTTCTTCTTGCACTTGTTACACGCTCACCAACCTGGAACGTTCCCCTAATCATCCTAACTTCGATGAGTTTGGGAGTAACAGTCTTAATTACTGGAACGCCATCAAAGAAAGGCCATACCCTAGTATTGGGTTTCATTTTCCTTGCTTTGAATTGGATGTTCCTCATCCGCATCCACTTACGAATAGCAACCGCTACGAAGCGTTTACCAACTCGGACTCTCCTTGCCCAGAATCTACGGCTTATAGTTCTCTTACCCCAGCCTTTTCTTGTTTGACCAGCTCTCTTAACCTTAACTCTATGCTTTTTCCTTCTATTGATCTTCAGTCTACTTTTCCGTCTGAATGTTCCTCCAACCGCTCTAATTCTTCTTCTTCTCCGTCTCTTTCTGCGGCCAGGAGTATGTCCACTATATTCACCACCACGACGTTTACCACCTTTAGGAATACTTCCTCTCCAATGATGTCTCCAATCTCTCCAGATAACACCACCCCAACCCCAGTTGGGATGAAATTTCATCTTTCTGCATTGTCTCTTAGTAAACCAATACTTACCTCTTCCATCACGTACTCTTCTTCCACCTAAGTTTTGACGCACCCAAGCATCAGAATCTGGTTGAAGTTCTAGTTCACCTTCATAGAATATATCAACGATAGTATTAACTGGAACACTCTGAGTTGCATATGGTTGATGAATTTCAATTTGTTCATCATAGTCAAGAGTAATAACTCTACCAGTTTGTCTAATGTTTTCACCAATAAGATTATCATCAAATTCAGCATCAACACTAACAGAATCAACAACATCAGTTCCAATACCCAAAGCGTTGAATGTACCTAATTCTAGGTCAATTTGAGTAGTATATGGAGCTGCTCTCAGTTCTCCTTCTTCAGTATCTACAGAGTTTTTAAGATTTGTTATCTTTAATTGGTTTTCTGCGTCAGAAAAATCATCAACAAAGAAACCAGATTTATATCTATCAAGACCATTACCATCTGTTACCTTCATGTTAGCAGTACTCTGCTCAAGAAGATTAAGCGATGTATAATACTCAAGATGCTTAATACGGTCCTCAAGGTCTCCGATATCATCCATTGTATAGCGTTTGTGGTCCGCTAATTCAATGCTAGCATCTTCCATATCCTCAAGATATGCTGGGAGAATAATCTGAGCAACTTCAATAGAATCTTCTTTTGTTGCAGGAGGTGCTGGATCTTCTGCACTAGGACCTTCAACATTGTGGAATACACCTGCTTCATCTAGGAAAATCTTATCAACTCTTCCCAGATAAATTGAATAATCAAGTGTAATAGTTTCATCAGAAGCTAAGATGTGATCAGCAGAGTTTCCATCTCCATCAAATTTTCTACCGAAGAATTCAAATGGAGATCTAGCACCTTCTACTACATTATAAAAATCAACTCTTGGTCTAATATCAATAATATCAGAATGAGGAAGATCTCCAGTCTCTGGAATATCCTTATAATCAAAGTTAGAATACGAATTTACTGTTGTAATGTCTCCAGTGTCTGCATCATCATATGTGCAGTATTCGTATATAATTTTTAATTTTCTCTTAGGTTCTTTAGCATCTTTATTTCTTACAATTCTAGCGTAGTCGTAAATTGTATCTTCAAAACCATCTGCTAGATCAAATTTGCTTGTGATGTTTAAATCTGATCCAAATTCTTTTACAAATTTGCAAGTTATTCCAGACTCTTTAAATGTAATCGTCTCATTAACTTCATCAAATGCATCATCGTTTGCTGGAATAAAACCAATGGTAGTATTATTGATTTTTTCAACTACAATACCGATAGCTTCGCTAGTTGCACCCTCAAATCTTTCTCCAATGATTATGTCATTCGTAGACTGAGTTGGACCAGAGAATTCGGTGAATTCCATTTTTTTAACATCTGGTTCCGCAGTGTTATCGGATTCAAAGATTCCTAAGATCTCGATAACATCGGGTCTCATTAGAGAGATTTCTCTATCCTGCACCCTAGTACCATATGGATAATTTCCATATTCCAATCCATCATTTAATGTTGTTCCACCAACACCAGACTGAACAAGTTTTGATTTATCAATGATAAGAGATTCAATTCTATTTCTTATCTTTACTTTAGATGCGTTATTAGTCTTATTACAAGTTGCAACAAGAACACCTGTAGTATCGGATCCAAGACCTTTTAGGGTCAGTTGTGTAGATGATCCATTGAAACTAAACTTGTCTGAAGTTAATTCTTCAAGAGAGCCATCATTTCTTGTTAGAATATATCTTCCCGCAGTGAATGGAAGGAAGGTAAAATCAGTTCCAGATTGTATAGCGTTTGTTTGATTACCAGTAATTGTTACATTATATGTTTTTCTAACAACAATAGTAGAATCTTCAAGATTTACATTTGAAACAACGTCTTTTGGAAATTCTGTATAAAGAGTATTATCATCAGAAGTTTCAATTTCTGCTTCAATTTTTTGGAAATCTGTAGCTTGTACTGTAGAAGTTGGAAGACCACCTGCACAAATACCTGTAACTGAGGTAATTGCCTCAATTCTCATATTAGTTGCAGCTACCTGTGTAACTCTATTGTAAGTTACAATTTCCGGATCTAAATTATTTGTATATGATATAAGATCGCCAACATTAAATACTTTATCTAAATTAAAGTTTGCAACACTTACAGTTGAAATACCACCATTTGCAGCAGTTATATTTACATTTAAACCTGGTTCTGGAATTTCTTCAGAAGCATCAAGTACGGTATCCGCACTAAAGTAAGTTCCATTAGCATTTTGAGCATGGACTGATCTTACTTTATTGATTCCAAATTCAGTTGCATCTTTTACAACTCTTGTATTTTCTTCTACTCCATTAAAAATTAATTTTTCACCTACGTTAAATCTACCTTTTACCTCATAGGCGGTAGCAATACCAGAATTGTTAACATCAAATCTTAAGTGTGCTGTTGACCCAGTAGCTTTTCCTCTAATATGAATAGGGGTTGTTAGCGTTACCGGTTCATTGAGTTCAAATTCAACATAAGGTCTAACATCATATAATGTAAGGTCCCAAGTGTTTACATCTAAATTGGAACGATCGTATGTCCCATCTTCTAATTCATAGTCATACACTCTAGCAACACCAATTTCTTTACCAGAGGCCACTGATTGAGCAGATCCTACTCTTGTATCTCTAAGAGTAACATAGAAAGTAGTTTGAATACCTAAAGTAGGATATCCATATACTCTGTTTATTGCTAGTGTAGGACCAGAGCTGTATGCTAATTGTTGATTTAAAAATTCTTTAGTTTCTCTTGGTTTATCAAACTCCAAATATGTTGGAGAATTCATTTCAATTTGGAAACCATTAACATAAGCTTTAAATGGGGAAATCTTATAGATTCCCATATCATCTGTGGGTTGCGATCCCTGTTGAGTAAGTTCTCCAGGGTTATATAAACCATCATTACCTTCTTTATCATTTAGAGCTTCTAAAACTTCCACTTCAGGTTGTTCTACATAGAAGTCTCCAGCAATATCATCAACTCTTTCTGCAACATACTTATCGTTTTCTGTATATGCTGTACTTCTATTATTATTAATGATCTGTCCATTCTGGACTACCATTAATTCGATAAAGTTTTCTACATCTTCATCTTCATCTAGATCAATTTTTACAAGGTCAATTTCAATTTGTAATCTATCAGCACCTGGTGCTGTAAAGTTTGAAAATCCTTGCGCGTTATCGAGAAGATCTTCATCTTGCAAATGAGTTGCAATTTCTTCGGTAACAATCAAACCAACTCGATAAGATGGTTTATCATCATATTGATCTAACAGTAAAGTCTTTTTTTCTGATTCTACATAGTGTCCCCTAATATAGTAAACACCATCATTAATATGAACTGCAGATCCAATTTCATTTGGATTTTCTTCAATACATCTTGCAAATGGAGCTCCTGCTGAGAATACAACTAAATTTTCTAAATTTTCTTGAATTGCAGCATCTGGATCGTCATCTTCAGTTTCATCAGCTAAGTTATTCGTAGTCTGAATTCCATCTTCTAGTAATAAATTTTCTCCCGAAATAAATCCAGTAAATTGAGAAGATGATGAGTCAGAACTTAAGTAACTAACGTAGTAAGTATCAAATCCTCTCTCAGAACTAGATCCTGGAAGATATGCATCTACTTTTGCTCTAACTCCAGATTGTTCACCAACAATAATTTCATCTAATATATCAGCAGCATATTCTAAGATTGACTTTCCATTAAAGGAATCATCAACCATAACACATGGGTATTTTTCATAATATTGAATTTCACCACCAGTTATTGCTTTACCTTCTTTAAAAAAGTGGTCGCTTAACTTTTCTACTTGACTTTGCAGTATAGACTGCATAGTCGTAAGTTCTCTTGCCTGAACAGGATAACCTGGTTTGAATAGAACGCGATAGTAATCGTTATCGCGATCAAAATCGTCGTAATAAGGAGAAACGTTAAGATTTAGTTCCTGTGGCATGATTTCTTAGAATTGCAAAATGACCTTAATATCTTCTTTTTGACTCTTTGATCTTGTGATCGCCGGTCTGTTATCGACATATATGATGTCTCCTGAATATTTCTTTACTTCTGGAGGTGCGACACCATTGGTAAAGTTTTGACCCAGGTTATATGTAGTATTATTTATAGAGGTAGTTATACCGCTGAAGTTTGCATCAATCTGAAGTTCAACAGATCCTCCATTGATAGCCAATGTTCCGCCATCATCAGTATCTGAAGTAAACCTAGTCTGAACATATCCATATTCTGGAGTTCTTTGAGATCCATCAGTATTAAACCCAACCTGCGCTTTATCCTGCCAGTACTTAAGAACACCAGTAGTCTCATCGTAAGAAACTACTCTACCTACCGCAGTAGTTCCTACTCCAACTTCTTGAGTTATCTCGCTATCAAAAACAAAAGATGCAGAACTATATCCAATACCAGTAAGTTTTAATGCATAAACAGCACTAACTTTATCATCAGTTAGTAATTCGTTAGATCCGGGTTTAGTTGGATTATGAACAATACCTACTCTAGCAATTTGGTTTCCAACAATAAAGTCTGGATTATCAGAATCATTTTCGATGCGAGTATACATCAAAACATTAGTCGCTCCCATTTCTTTATAAATGTTAGTTCCATGACCTCCTGAAGGAGGAATAATAACTTCAAATTCTGGTACAGTTGTTCCAGAAAGAAGAGAAGAGTTTGAAAGATCAACTCTTCCATGAGTAAAACCTTCTCCACCATCAGATACGGTTATACTATCTACTTTAGAGTCATTATTAACAACAATAGTACATTCTGCATCTTCTCCATCACCACTGATTGGGATATTTGAGTAAGTTATTCCACCAGTTCCCAATCCAGCGCCTCTATTCGTTATTTTTACAATCTTTATCTGACCACTTTTTGTAGCGTTATCTCTAATAGAATCAAAAGACGCATCCGTTTCCCAATTCTTTGGAACAGGAATGAAATTAACCGAGTCAAATTTTACAATATCAGATGGTTTAATAGTATACAAATATTTCCATACATATCCATCTCCACTGTCTCCAGGAATTTGTGGCTCTAAATCTGTGAATAAAGGTTCGTCAAGAGATGGTCTTCCATCTGGATTTTCTGGATCAGAACCATTTTGCAAGCAAATATAAACCCTAAAGTCGCTATTCATCACATAAAAGTTTGATGAATAAAGACTGGTAGCGTTTGATGGTTTTGCTAAGTTTGTTCTACTAATATCATGGCGATACATATCGTAAGTAGTACCAGAACTCCAGGTAATTTTTCTAATTACCTGACGAATATCCACAGCAGATATTTTCTTCAATGCAATCATAGTGTCCCAATAATCAAACTCTTGCTCAAAAGAATCTTTTGGAGCAGGAGGAGAGGTATCCCAGTTGCTAACAACATCTGTGGGATTAGGAAGTCCTATAAACGCATAGAATGCATTATTCTCCGTATCTTCTGCAAGATCTAGAAAATTTTGCGTGTTCAAAATTCTAATTTGATCAGTTATAATTGCAGACATTTAAATACAAAACTTTTCTAGTTATTTATGAAAGATAATTAGAGGCTTTTAATGGATTCTTTCTTCTTAGAATTGGTGAAGTTTCAATACCAATAATTCCATTGTCTCTCTTAATATTATAAGACTCAGGGAATGGTCTTACAATGTTGTCTAATCTTCCCCAAGAGAAGTTTGCAAATGTTTGTCTAGAGAGGAATGAAGAAAGTCCAAGTTGTGAATAATCTTCAACAACAGTAACAACCTGAGTGTTATTTTCAATAATCAGTGTTGCACCATCAGCAACTGTAGTGGAAACCCCTAATCCAACAGAATAAGAACCAAGTCTTGTTAAACTTGCAACAAAGTCGTCACTGAATATAACGATTGGAGTTCCGGGAACAATATCATGAACTTGGAATACATTATCAATAAATTTATTTCCTTCAACCAAGTTAACTCCATCTATTTCAATTGAAGTAACACCATATCCAACTGTTGTCGCATTTCCAACCGTAGAATCTCGTATAGTAAAGAAGTCGCCAGTTCCAATTCCACTGTAATCAATTGTATTTCCAGTACCAACAATTGTTTCATCTTTCAGAGGGGAGTTTTCTGGAATAGCAAACTCAAAGATGAGACCTTGAGAAGATCCTGCTCCAATTGTTGTTGTTCCAACTCCAATAACTTCACCAAAGTCTCCCGCAAAGTCAACTCTGAATACTGTTTCTGACTTTGGAGTTGGCGGTGTAATAAGGACTGGTGGTGGGTTGTTATCATCATATCCTGTTCCACCAACAGAAATGTTGATAGTTGTTAATTGCCCAGATGCAATAGCGGCAGTAGCTTCTGCCTGAGTTCCACCATCTTCTTTTGGTGCTCCAATAGAAACTGTAGGAATTTTAAAATATCCGTCTCCAGTATTGGTTAGAGATATTTGAGTAACAATTCCAGCAGTTACCGAAGCAGTCGCTACTGCCTCGTTAGTTTCATCTTGGTCAATAATATCAACAGTATTTACATAATTTAATCCTGGATTCTCTTTTACATTATCAAAGGTGGTTTTTGCACCTTCAATCCAAATTTGAGTGCTTGCAGATCCAACATCATAAATGATATTAGTTAAAGGAAGAATTGCTGCTTCATAGATATCTCTTGCTTTGGTAATTTCTTCACCGTCAATAATAAGGTCAGTAGCTGCTCGACACCAGTTAACTGGTCTTTCGATAAATGGATCATTACTGATTCCAACACCACCATAAAGATAAGTATCAACAGAGTCAGTAGAAGTAACTGCTTTAACCGATCTATCTTTTTGTCTTAAATCAATAACATCTCCACCAATTGTGAGGATATCTCCAGGAGAAACGGTCTCAAGAATATCTACAAATTCAACATCAACTTCTCCAGTGCCTCTATAGAAAATAATTTTACAAGTATCTCCTAACTTAGGAGCTTCAGTAAATCGAAGTGTACTACCACCTGGGAATACATATGCTTCTCCAGGAACCTGAAGAACATCATTAATGAAGACGAGAAGCGTTGCTTGAACATCAATTAAAGATCCTTTAGCAGATTTAATTGATGTTCTAATTCCGTCAAATTTAATAGCAAATCTAGTTTTATCTCCATTAAATTGAGAACTGATATCATCAACGACTCGGAGGTCTCCAATTGTCCATCCAGTAAATTGATCAGTTTGAGTCTGAGTAATATAGAAGTTGAACTCCTCAAAGTCCAAAGTTGTTGGTAAGGATAATGTTGGTGTAGCGTGAGGACCTAAAGATGCTGGTGCAACAGACACTCCATCATCAATAATTGAAGTAATAATTCCAACAAGGTTATAAATTGAAGATGCTACATCAGCACAGCAATCTACACTATACGAAGGACTACAATCATCATCATAGTCAATAGAAGTATCCTTAAATTGAGTAACAGAAACTGCAATACCTTGATATGAAGTAGGTAGATTTTGGTTGTTTATAATATATGTTGAAATGCCTGCAAGGTAGTCATAAGTTGCAATAGTTTCTTCGGTTTCGCCATCAACATAATTTAATGCTCCACTCCAATACTTATTACCTGTTGCAACTGCATTAGAATTACCACCAAAGAATAGATCTTTTGCTATTGCATCAACAACAAATCCCGTATCTCTTTCACACTTAGTTTGATCATAATCTGGATCTGAAAGAAGAGCAGGATATGTAGCAGTTGCATATCCAACAGCTTCTTTAATAAGGAACTGTCTGTTATTTGCAAGAAGATTACCAGCATCAGCAAATCTTCCATGATACATGTAAGGAATTCCATCTGTTCCACCAACAGAAACCGTTATAACATTATTAATTGCATATCCATATCCAACATTCTTTATATCAAAGTCAATTACACTTGATCCTTGACCAACAACAACACTAACTTTCGCAGCTCTTCCTCCAGTATCTCCGACAGAAGTTGTGGAGTATGATGTAGCAAGATTATCGTATGGGAGAGGATCGTCAAAGTCCACAGTAAAATATTTCTCAACTTTACCACCAGAACTATAAGAATAAGAATCTGTAGTGACTCCAGTGTTAATTTCAAACTCAGTATCACTGTTAATTGCTCTTACACTCACGTATTCTAATATAGGACTATTAATGATTTCTCCTAATCCAGACAGAACAACTTCATTACCGATAGATAATCCATGTGCAGTAGATGTTGTAACTGTCGTTAAACCAGTTGTTGTGGTATGACCAACACTAGAAATATCTCTAGGAGCATAGAATACTTGAGAATTTGTAACAGCTACTCCAGTAACTCTACCTCTAGTAACAAGTGCAGTTCCTATTGCAACTTTATTAGATGATTCTACGGTTTCTTCGCGAATATAAACCTCGATGTTGGTCTGAATACCAGTTCTGTATCCACCACCTGCGTTAGAAACGTTGATAGCACTAATAGTTCCTGCAGAAGAAACTGTAGCGGTTCCAGCGGCAGATACTAAAGACTGATAACCAAATCCCTTTGTAGATCCGACAGAAACGATTCTTCCACCAACAGGTAAACCTTTAATAACAATATCATCTTCTCTAGTATACTCCGACTCATCAAAGATGATATTTGTTGCTCCACCATCTTCTTCTAAGGTATAATTTCCAGCAATATCAACAAGAGTTTGATCTACTTTAGGGGACTGGAATAAATCATTTACAGTAATAATAGCATTACTTGCTGCTACTCCATCAACACTTTCTCCACCAACTTTTAATTCAAAAGAACTCTTAATTCCTGTGAATTGATCTTCAATACCATCAAAGATGTAGTTCTTATAGTACGGATCATTTGTAGAATCAACGGGTGCATTTCTCATAAATGATCTTCCACTAAATCTAGAGAAAGTCGTAATTCCAGTAAAATCTCTTTGATCAGGGCGATTGTCTGGGGATCCTACTGGTGTTTTTCCAAATGGAGCATCAGCAAAACTGATAGTATTTTCAACAATATTATAATTACCGATAATTTTAGTAATTTCTGCAAATTGTGCGTGATTTGCAAGTTTTGTACCGAGAAGTGCTCTCTGAACGTACATATCATTATCAGAACCACCATATCCAACAATAGATACCCTTACAATTTCATCATCAATTTGTAGGAAATCTCCACTGAAGAATCTTTCTGGTTGCTCAGTTAGAGTAAGAATATCTTGAACAGTTGTAAAGGTATTACCAGCTCCAGTTGTAGTTGCAGTAGCAACAATAGGAGATTGAATCATATTATCAATAGTAATCAGAGTCTTAGGATTCTGATTCTTTGATGTAAAGTAATGATCAGATCCAATACCAACATCAATTATATTCAATGGTTTGGGTGTTAGTGCTAAAGCATCTGTAGCACTAGCTGCTACCTTAACAAGAAGTTCATCTTCTTTAATGATGAATAATGTGGGTGGTAATTTGTTAGTTACTCCAATTCCAGGAATATCTGTATAGGCTATTCCAACTGGTTCATTTAGTGCGTCATAAGAATATACAACTTCTTCTCCTGTTACGAAGAAGTGCTGAGGTAACTCAAAAGTATCTTCACTGATACTAGTAATAGCAACATTAGATCCATCGAATTTTTTCTTGAAGATTGGATTTCCTTCATGGAACAATTCAAAGTCTCTTATGACCGCGTTTAGAGTTCCTTGATAATCTGCATTTCCAGTCAGAATATCAGCATTGATCATATCAATTTGAGCGTTAGATACTCTTTCATCTCTAATTCCAAGATGTTGAGCATAAACTCTCACTTCACAGTCAATCGCATTATTTGCAGTAAAGTAAATTGATGTAACTGTTCCTGCAACACCTGCGGTAACTATACCAACTTCATCATCACTAAATATTTGACCGTATTCTGAATAATATGCGGTTGTAGAAGATGAAACATTTACTAACTCGGACAGTTGATACTTATTATTAGTGGTGTCGTCAATACTAACGATGTAGTAACCACTACTGTAATCGTCAATACCCGTGATTCCATTGAAATGTGAAGAAATTACACTACCACTAGTGCTATCTACTGCATCAATTGATGTATAATTAGATTCTGCAATAGCAGTAGTAAATTCTGTGCTTCCTTCAGTAGTAAATCCAGAGGGTTCGGATGCAAGAGATATTCTTAAAGAATTAATTTCAGCTGCTATTGCAGAATCATCTGGAATTAAATCAACTTTTACGTTAGATCCATCAATATAGGCATGATATGTTCCAATACCATCGGTAGAGTACTCGTTTAAAGTATCTGTAGTTAACTGACCATAATCCTGGAATGTTACTTCTGATCCATCATGAACTAGGCTGATCTCATCGAATTCATATACACCACCACCTTCTTCAATTTGAACAAGTAGTTTAGAAGATCTATAATCTGTAGGAATTGTTGCAATCGTGGTGGTAGCACCAGAAGAAACAGTGCTATTTTCTACTCTAATATCAACGACATTACCAAATGCAGTAGTTCCAATTCCTGAAGTGAAATCAGAAATACTGTGAGTGATGAAACTTAAATCATAGTCATTAACTTCATATTTTTCTGGATAGAATCTTAATTGAGCTTCATCCTCAAATAGTGCAATATCAAAAGATCCTAATTCATAAACAGTTTCTACACGTCCATATTGATTAAGGAAGAAATCACTATCATTGTGGATTGCTGTTACAACATATAATTGTCTTTGATTTGTGAATCTACTATCTCTAGCAAATATTAAATATTTTCTAGCTCTAGATTCGGTTATTTTGAAAGTATCGATTACACTAAATTGATCTCCTCTTGGATCACTATTAAAATCATCGCTGATATCATCAATAACAAGAACTCTATTACCAACGGACTTATTAAAGTCTTGCAGTTCTCTGCTATTGAATACTATACCAGTAGAGAATCTCTTATTACCGATTATAAGGGTTTCATCAACAGTAATATCAAAGTCGAATACGCAATTTGTATTAACTACTCTTGAGAAATCTGCGATAGAAACAAAATCTCCTCCATCTTGAGATGTAGAAATTCCAGTGAACGAAAGGTCTCTAGATTCTAATTGATAATTACTAAATCTCTTCCATCCAACGAGATGATTAAGTCTTTCAACTTCTTCTTCCCAAACATTTTCAGTTACTGTACTTTCAATTGCATATGAGAATCTCTGCCAGTAGAAACTATCTTGAATCTTATAATCATTTGAACTTAAGAAACTATGATTATCTTTATAACCTTTTACGATTTCAGTTGATGGTTTAATCTTATAATATAAATCGGAAAGATAAATATCGTCAATTCTAGAAACTGTTCCACTCTTATCTCCTATAATTTCTTCATTCAGCTCAAAGTATTCCTCTCCAAATATTTTCAAGATTTCTGCTTGCTCATTATATTTTTGAACTTCTGCCTGAGCCCCACTTGTTCTTCCTGTAATTACTTCTCCAGGAATATATGGAATTCTTTTTGTTGTTACTGCAAACGTTGGGAAATAAATTTCCGGAACAACAATTCCTGTAGCACTAATATCATCATATTCTCCAAGAGTTTCTACAGATCCTACAGACTTGGACATATCAAATTTGATAGTAGCGTTTGATCCCCCAAAGTTTGGATCAATTTCAGTTATTTCAAATAAATCATAATCAAAATCGACGCTATTAAAAGTTCTACCAGAACTACCAGTAGTTTTTGGTGCACAACCTTCAATTAAGACATTATTACCGACTTCAAATGGGAAAGTAGTTCCAGTACTAAATTGAGTCTTGAATGTTAAAGTTGCAATCTTAGTACTATCGTTAATAGTAAGATTTTCTATACTATAACCATTAGAATTATTAGTAGGTATAAAGATGGGAGTATCGTTAGATAAATCACTTGTATTCTTAATGATTGTAACATCCCCATCAAGATTATAATTTAATAGTAATTCAGTTAAAACTTTTCTAGTTGTACTGTCTCTTACGACAAGATCTGGAGCTACATTGTAGTTTAATCCTGCAGTTAATCTCGTTATCTTATCAAAAGAAAGTTTTTGGTCAACAATTAATACATCTGGGAGTTTAGCTGTTGGACTTAAAGTTGGGTCTGTTGGATAATCCCAACCAATATCTTCGGTTAAGAAAGTTTTTTCAGAACCAATAGAATCACTCTCTGGTCTAATTTTTGCTCCTGTTCCGCCACTTTGACTTATAACAGTTGTTACTCCAACAACTGTATTGTAATTATTTCCTGGATTTCTTACTATAATATCAAATATTGGACCAGTTGCAGTAGGAGAATTTGTAATATATTCTATAGTACTATCTGATGGTGTAAATGAACTGACTCCAATGATTCTTCTCGGCGTATCAAATCTAAAGGAAGATGTTCCTGTGGCAACAACTATATGATTTCCGTTAATAGGACTATTTACAAAGGAAATTTTTGTAGGATCAGAAACCTTATAATCATCAATAATTAAATCTTTTTTACTCTGAGTTAATCCAAGATCATTTTTGGGAACTAATTTATAGAATAACTGTTCTGGGGTAAGTTCATTAACTAAAATTTCTACATATGCGTTAGAATCTAATCCTATTGTTCCTGATGAAGTAACAACAAAGTTACCATCTCTATCTACTAAGTACTCCCTCTTATAGTCACTATCATAGAATACTTTAAAATCAAATGCTGATTTTGAAGTAGTTCCATCAATATAAGATAGAGAAGGGTCTCCCAAATTAAATCTTAAACTATTGTTCCTAATAGGTCTAATTTCTGGATTTACTAATCTCAATCTAAAGGATCCATCAGATGTTATATTATGAGTTACAGTTTCTTCACCCACAGCATCTTCATATGAAGATGCTAAAGAGAAAATATCTCTAGTAATGTAATTAGTATAATAAATTCTATTATCCTCCAATCCACCAGCTTCTGAAGCAATTACAATTACCTTATCACCATCACGATATCCATGATCAACTGAATGTATTTGATTATTATCTACATCTACATCGCTGGATATAAATGTTTTTTGATCAATAAGAATTCTATTTGTTACATCATTATAATAGACATTATATTCTTCTCTTCCACCAGGAAGAACATTCGTTCTAAACCGATCTTCTAGACGTAATCCATGAGTTTCTCCAGTAGAAACTGTACATGCAGTTCTTGAAACTTCAGCAAAAGCATGATCTCTTATTGTTCTAAAACTATGATGTTTACCAGTACCAACACCAACAAAATACAAAGGCTCTGCGTTTACATCAGTTCCAACACCGACAAATGAAATTGGTTGTCCTGGTATTCTGTAGAAATCGCTTCCTATACCAAGTTGAACGGTCGATATTCCTACTAAATTCCCATCAAATGCAACGGCAAAAAGTTCAGTTTCATCTGCTAAGGTAGTAGATCCGATACCATTAGTTGATATTGAAAGATTATCTCCAGTATTTGAATTGTATATAATTTTCTCTCCAGTCTTCAATCCATGACCAGGAATGTAAATTGCTCTTGTGGGAATAGAGAGTTTGCGATATGATTGAGGTCCTCCGGGGAAGAATGTGCGATTACCAGGTATATGTACATATACATCTGTTTTTATACCTATTCCAGAAGTTGTTCCTATACCAACTACTAATGATGGATCAAAATATAATTCTCTATCTTCTTTGGATATTTTACCACTTTCTGTATTGAGATTAATCTCAAATCTTGTAGGTACATGATTTATTGTAGTTTCTAAAGAGTGAGCTACTCCAACAGTTCCATTATGTTCTCTTAAGACCCTTAAAAATGATTGACGAATATTAACATTGAGAACTTTCATTTTCTCATCGTCAATCTGAATAATATCATTTTCTCGAATCTTATTCAGAGATTCTGATTTTATTGGTATATAAGTAGTAATACCAGTATCTGCAGATCCACCAATATCTTTATTAAGACTAAAGGTAAGAAATGGTAGTTTTATTGGGGCAATAGTATCGATTTGAACATTGTTTGCTGTAGATAAACCAACAATTGTTACTAAGTCCTTATCAAACAATCCATGTTCTTGATCACAATGAATACGAAGACTGTCTGTTGATTGAAAGGCTTTTACTTTTAAATAAGTTTCAGATAAAGCTATTGATGTTATAGATTTTCCTTCAACTTCAGATACAATAGCTGCAGCACCAGTTCCTCCAGTTCCAACATTATCGAAACTAACAAAATCATTTACACTATATCCATCACCTTTATCTAAGATTTCAATATCATCAATTCTTCCTTTAGAAAGATTGGTGACTTTAGAATAATGAGCATCAAATTGATCCGGTTGAATTAAGTAATCATATCCACTATACCATTCCTTTAAGTTGTATGGTGTAGTATTTCTTCTACATCCTTTAAAATCAAATTCAACCTGATTAGTTTCTTGATCTTCGCTGTAATTAAATAAAATTGGTGAAAACCTTAAAGTTTTTCCAACACAATATGGGTATTGTGGTAATTTATTCTGAGAGAAATCACCAGTTCCTTGAATTTCCTCAGAAACAGTCATAAAGTATGCATATACACCTTTAGGATATTCTGGTGTTATGCAGAATCTTCCATTATTTTCATCTAAATCTCCTTTTCCGGTAAAAGTATTATCTTCAATAAAGAATCCTAACGGAAAGTTGGGTCTACCACCAATATCTAATCGTTCATATCCAGAAACTAACTGTTTGATTGTTCCACCATTAGCAGAAGAATATCCATATGGACCATAAATTGGAGAACCATCATAAGCCCACCCCATTAAAGGAGAATGATATTTTGCTGCATTTTCCGAGTTATCATTTTCAAGATCAGTTCTATATTTAATTACACCTTCTTCAAATTTCTTTGAGAACAAGTTTGCTCTTAATTTTCTTGGAGCATACATGTGAGTATATTGCATACCAAGATTTCTATCCAAACTTGGTACGAGATAACTATCATCAGATGTAATTGATTTTTCTCTTATAAGTCTTTCTACCTGATCAACGTTCCATGATTTTATCTGAAATTTAAGTTCGCATCCTTCTCCTGGTGTCTCTATGTAAAATTTTGGAGTCTGGCTATAAGAATTTCCCTTTTCTATTATTTTTACATCACTAATTGCACCATTACTTACTATAGGAGTTAAGACGGTTTGCGAAGTTTCTAATTCTGGATCATTTTCAAATAATGTGATTTCTGGTGCTGCATTAAAGTCTCTTCCTCCAGCAAGAATAACAACATCTTCCAATTGTCCATCAAAAATAATAGGTTGTAAAAGTGCTCCACTTCCTGATAATAAATCATATCTAGGTTGTTTTTTGAAATTTAAAATATCTGCAGATCCATAATTTGATCCACCCTCTTTGATTTCTACCTTTATAACCTCTCCCCTAAAAAGAGGATTTAGTTTAATCTTACTAGTTTCAGTTACAAAAGTAGATACTCCAAGTGTTCCTGCAATTTCAACGGTTATTGGTGGTGCCTTGAATGTATGATAACCATCTGGTGTGGATGCAATTTCTATTAGTTTGTTACTATTAACATAAGCATTTCCAAGATCTTCATCTTCATTTTTTTCATATAAAGAAAAAGTATCTTCAGTACTATTTGTTACTAAGTAAGTAATCGTACTAGCAAGACCGATAATTGCATCTCCAGTGTGCTCATATAAAACTTCATCATTATCTTTAAATAAATGATTTGGTTTTGTTATTGTATAGTTGGCAGTGTTAATACCCGAAGATGTAACAATTACTTTGTTATTATTGTAACCCTCTCCTATATCTGCAATTTCTATCGCACTTAAAACAAGTCTTTGTTCGATAGCTCTTATACTATGATTACCAACACCCAAAGAAGTAATGTCTATCGGATTAATCCCCTCAAGACCCTCATCTAGAGTATTATGCAAACTGACTGTAGTAGAACTTTCTATATGAAGAAAATATTCATTAGTATCTACTAATCCACCAACAGCTGTTGATTCACCTTCAACCGAATAAATTATATGATCACCTTCTCTAAATGAATGAGTTTTTTCAAAAGTAATTGTATTATTAATTAAAGAAACTTTTTCTGCAATATCTGATCTAAAAAATCTTTTATTTTCTTTAAGAGCAAATGTTGGAGCTGCCTCTGCAATTTTAGTTGGATTTCCTCCACGTATTGTTACAGAATCTGCAAACTTCAGATAGTCCATTCCTGGATCTTCGATGTTTATCTTTAGGAGACCTCCTCTAACTATAAGTTCTCCTTCAAAACCTGATCCGTTTGAATCCGTAGTGAATAATGTTGGCGGATTTATAACATCATAACCACCTCCACCAGAAGTTATAGTTACTTCCGAAATTTCTCCAAAGTAACAAAAATCTTTAGACCTATTTGTAACAATCTCAACACCATTTTTTAATATTCCTACTCTTTCGTTAGATTCAATCGCCAGAGCTTCAGTATCTTTGGTTCTTTCTTTTTGATTTGATATTTTTCTTAGAGCAAGTTGTGGTTCAACTTGTGTTTGCTTACTGAAAGCATAGTTGTCAGTTCTAAGTAATTTTGCAAAATCTACAAAACCAGTGGATTCAATAAAAATCTCATTCTCTACATTACTTGAACTTTTTGCTAACTTGAAATTATTTTCATCAACTCTTTGGACAAAATAATACCCAGAAAGATTTGCTGTATTTTCTTCAGAAAATGAAGCGTCATAAAATACAGAATCTCCAGTATAGAGACCATGATTATTAACTGTGAAAGTTTTTGTACTAGCAAAAACCTGGTCAGAAATTATAACATCTCTATAATTTAACTGAAGATCTTCATTAAAATAATTTGGAAGTGAGTTTGTTGCAACGTATACATCATTCTCTAAATCAATATAAACATTTTGAACATTAGCTGCTATTTGTGTGCCCTTAGCTTTTGTAACTTTTCTTTTTACATAAAAAGCTTCTACAATTTCTCGATCATTAAGAATTCTAAAAGAATCATCAGGAGTAGGTCCAGGGGATGCTTCAAATTCTTTTTCAATTCTCTCTAAAGATCCATCTGCATTTCTAACATCACAATTTACAAGTACGATGTCTCCACCATTTACTCGACACTTATCATAAACTGTTATTGCATAGCTATTATTTCCTTCATCATCTATAAAAGCAACTCTATTAGAAATTGCATGGTTAAACAACCATTCAGACGCTTTTAAATCATCTGTTTTCTTTCCTATTCTCCATACTTTTGCATAATCACCAATTTCTGAGTATGCAGTTTTTTTAATTTCTACTAATTCTCCTAAAACTCCAGAAACACGCATCCGTACTTCTTCACCATCATCATCGTATGAATAAACATACGAATTCATTCCCATAGTCCAACCAGCTTCAATACCTCTAGTAACTCCAGTTACATTGAGGAACTGGTTTACACTTACACCACCATAGTTAACGACCATATACTCGTCATCAAGACCAGCATCTTCATCTCCATTGAAAAGAACAAGAAGTTCTCCAGACTCACTAAAACCTAAAGTAGTGTCAACAGTTATTACACTAGCACCAACAGATATATTCTCTACAGTTTGAGTTTGGGAGTGTATGCTAAACTCTCCAAATACTGTTCCAGTAACGTTTAGATCTCTATTGTAACCATAATCTAAACTAATAACAAAGTATTCATTACCATTTTTCTCAACTGCTTCTACTCCAACAACAGTTCCATATGCGGTATCAATATCTCCATCTACATCTTGATATAAAACTCTATTAAGAATTTCTACAGGATTTCCATCTATTTCTTCAACAACAAGATTTATAGTTTTTCTATAGTCAGCAATTGATGGTGTGAATAAGAAATCTCTGGGTCTTATAATTTTTGGAGTAGTTCCATAGAGAGCCTTAAACAGAATAACAAAAGAGTCGTCAGTTCCTTTAGAATTGTAAAAATCTTTTAGTTGCTTTATGAATAAACTTTGATTAAGACCTTCAGCAAAACTAACATTTTCAAATCCAGGAGCAAATTGAATTTTTAATTTGGTAAAAAATTCATCTAACAGTAAAGCATTGAGGTTACTAACTAATGCTCCTGAAAAGTGTTCATCAACACTTGTTTCTTCAAATTTTAATAGATCCGTGGTTCCAGGATTATCATAGTTAGTAATTCCACTAAAACCCCTTGTACATTGCTCAAATGTCGTAGAAGTCTTAGTTTTATAGTATATAATTTCATCATCAATTTTGATCATCCCATTCTCAAAAGGATAACCTTTAGTGGAAGTTACAGTTATAGTATCATCAAAAGTATCAACATCCTCTGTAAGTTCTGTTGTTGCAATAGAATCCGCAACAAAATCCAGTTTAGTATACGTGTCTGGATTTGTTAGTAAGTCATAAGTTTGACCAGGATTTTCAAGATATCGATAGTATTCTTCTAAAAACTCTACGAGAAATGGATAATTTTCCTGTGCAAAAAGAGGTAGTTGACTCTGAACTACTGACGTTAATCTTACTTTGTTGGTTGAACTTCCGTGCATTTTCTATTAATTTCTGATTAGGTTCTCCGCGAAGTCAAAGTAACTAGAACTCCTAATATATGTAGCGCCTGACAGGTCACTTCCTGAGGAAATTCTATCTACAATAGCATTAACATCACTCTGTGAAACATCTAGTTGCAAATACAAGTCTTGAAGTCCAATAATATCATTAGACTCGGGGGAAGCTGAAATTTCAATTACAGGACTTCCATTTAAATTTTTAACTGTTGATTCAATCTGAATATTGAAAAGCATAATTTCACCTTTACCATAATCTATGGTTCCAACTTCCCTTTGAACTTGAGTATCATTCTTTCCGGTTAATCTAAATGCAAACACCTTTCCTACGTTAGCATCATCACTAGGAACATCCCCCAGATATACTGTTCCTTCAATACCATCAATGGTAAATCCACTAGATCTAATATTATAGTTTCTTTGCTCATGAAGAATTCTAATCGGGTTTCCAAAACAAATTTCATAAGTAGCAACAGCATTAATAGTTGTTACTACATCTCTTCTCATCTGAACACTGGTTATATTAGATTCAATAGAACGATGTGTATTATCAATTAAGTTACTAACTCTACTGTATTTAAATCTAGTACCCACACCATTCATCTCTGCCGACTTAGAATAACTATTCAGATTATCAATAACTAAACTTTGAAGAGCTGACGCTGAAGAAATTTTAGCAGGATCAAAATAAACTTGAGATTCAACTTCAATATACAGAAACTTCATATCAACAATTTGGATAGCTACGCCAGTAACTGCATAACTTCTTATATTCGTTATCAAATTTCTTTTATCCAAATCAGTCATGAATTGACTATACTTTGGTTTGATTGCTATAAAAACTTTTCCATATTCTGGAGGATCTAATGTTTCTCCACCATATGCGGAAACAATCTCAGCCTCAGGATAAATTGTGGGAACTATTGCTTCGTAATCCGCAGCAGTAACTGCCCTGCTCTGTGCTTGATAAACTTTTGTTGAATACTTTTTAACAGAATCTATAGATTCAATATCTTCACCAAAAACAGATGGAGCGATGGTTTCTAGAGGACTAATACCTACAGTGATAACTGCTCCATCATTATCAACTATGTTGCCAGCAAAACTAAATCCTCTTATACCATTACCAGATGCTCCATTACTCATTACATAAGAAGCATCAACTATATTTCCTGCTTCTAACGCTTTACCAAAAATATTATCACCAAAAATTAATTCATATCTTTGATCTTGAACTTCTTGTATGAAAAATACGTTTGCATTGTCTTTTGCTTCAAATAGATTATTGATCAACTTGAAAGAGTCGCCACCAGTGGATGTTGAAGTTTTTCTTACTTTTACCTTTAATGATGTAGTATCTATATTTGGATTATTCAGAATAATTCGAGGATCTCTAACATCGGGATCATATGTATGAGATTCTTCTACAATTACACCCTCTAGTATTTCAGTGTCTGCAAATAGTGCGGTATTACCTATTACAGGAACTGTAACATCATCCGTAATCACAAAGGTAGATGTGGTAGAACCAGGGTTAGATTGAGATATTGCGACTAGTCCTTTTTTTAATGTTATAGTAACCGGTTTAGTTACGAATTCACCAAATGATACCAAGAACGAAATAGTTGCCCTTGCAGCGCGTTTTGGACGGGGTACATAACCAATATTTCTTGCTAGTGATACTACGTTCTCTCTTAGAGTAGCACTATCAATGAATACCTCATTGCTAACCATGTTAGCGTTGAATGAAGCGATATATGTGTTATATGCAAGCGTATCAATTAAAACAGATAAGTTGGATCCTTCAAAGTCATAATCAGTAAACGTTGAGTTTGACTTTAAATGATCAATGATTGATTTTTTGATCTGTGCAAAATCTAGATTTGAAAAATTTATTAAAGACATTTATCTTAGGGGTTGGAATACAAACTCTAATACTTGTTGTTCAGCTTCTAATCCCACTATGCTGAACTTTACCTTAATTGCTATAGCGTTACCTTCATCGTCGGGATCGACTCGCACAGCGTCTGTTTCTAACTCAACGCGAGGTTCATATCGTAATATCGTATTACGAATTTCAGTCTCTAAAACTTTTATTGAGTTTTCATTGAGATAATTTTCAAATAGAAGTCTATTTACGTCACATCCAAGGTCAGGTTCAAAAAACCGTTCACCCTTTATTGTTGTAACTAGGTTACGAATAGACCTAGTTATAGCTCTTTCATTCGTCAGCGTCGTTAAATCATCCGTTGCAGGGTTTTTAACGAAGGATAAACTGAGATCTTTAAAATATCTAGATGTCCGTGATTCTAACGGCATTTATTTAGAGCATAATATGTTTATTTATTACCCATTTTACTCATAAAGTGTCTCTGGTTCACTCTCATCAGTGAAAATTTCACTTTCTTTGCGAACATTTGTCTTTTTACGGTCTTTATCATCATTCATGATTTCGCGAATCAACTTTTCATGCTGTTTTGCCGCTAAATTATCCAAAAAATCGTTTTCGATTAACATATTTTCTCCTTTTTTGTATTTATTGTGGGTCTGGGTATCTTCCCTCTTGAGATTTGTACATATCTACCGCACTTTCTTCCTCTTTTTTGTGTTCCTTCGACGTTTTCCAAAAATATTCGTCCTCTCGACCCATACCAAGTCGATCAAAACCGTTCTCAACACTGTATTCTACAGTTGAAACCTTAAAATCAGGCATTTTTGGCTCTTCTGGAGTCAATGAGTTGTCGAAAATGCGTAATCTGTTGTTAGGATACAGTGCATATTGTCCATTATCAAGTTCAATTAGATTATGTGACTTATGTTCTGCTGGATTTTCACTTGTAGCATAGTCTACTACATCAGGATCTTGATGATAGTTGTCTATTGTACAGATGTAAGTACCTTTTTGGATACCATGATCGCGGGTGTAACACTCAAAATCCATACTTCCAATGAACTGCTTAGTGACTGCTACGACCCCATAATCCATGCAATTCCAGAATTGGAGGTTAGGTAGCGACATATCAGGTTCGGGCGCTTCCGAGCGCGATAAGAAGGCGCTGACGGGCAATTTGTCGTACATTGCAGCATACTCTGGTAGATAAGTTTCAAAGTAAAATGCCCTTCCAGGAATACTTTTACAACTGACCCATACACCCTTTACATATTCCCCATGACCGCTCTGATGATCTGTTAAGTATTCTTTTCGGACCCATACTTCTACAGAAGGTAAGTTACAAATCAAAGCAGTCATAGTGACACTTCCGGTGGAGTTCCGGATATTTAGGTTTCTTTACATTAAAAAGCACCCCTGAAGGGATGCTCTGAAAATATTATTTACCTTGACCTCGATAGGCTTTCCTTTTGTTATTACGAGAAGTAGCAGAATACTTTGTGTGTTTTCCACTACCTTGTCGAGTTTTCTTGGGAGTTACTTCGACAATATCCTTGTCAGCATTGAAACGTACGGCCATAATTAATCCTCAAATAGCTCTTCTAGTTTAATAAGCATAGGGTCGAGTGAAGCAGCAGGGTCTTCAAAGTATGCATCCGCATATAATTGCATTAACTCTGCTGCTGACTCAGGGGAAATGCTCTTTTGTAAGAGTTTTCCCTCATAATAGACATTGTATAACATCAGAATCAGATAACACGCATCTTCTCATGTCCAACACGAATCCGAGGATCACACCAAATCTCAAATCCTTCTTCTTTTGCATCAAGACAGAATGAGACATCCTCTCCACACATATCTTGTACTGCACCAGATTCAAAGACTTGCATCTTAGGAG